TTTTAATTAATTCTCCAACACTTTTAATATCAATTGTTTCACCTTCTAGTGATAATTTATTATTAGAAGATGGTACAAACTCCTTTAAAACTCCTGATAATCTTAATTCGACTTTTTTTGTTAAATCTCCATTCTCATATCCAAATACTTTATCATCGGCAATAAGATCAGAACCTAAAATTATAGATGTATTAATACCAGAACAATTTAAAAATTGATTTATAGTTTTATCAGTATATGTAATACTCGTATTAACACCAGCAATTACTGTGCCTGTTGCTCCAAAACCAATGGTAGAATCAACTGTTATAACTGATGAACCAATACTTATAGGATTAATTACTTTGGTTTTACCTGTTACATTAAATGTTCCAGTTATAAATTCTTCATCATTATATCCAACAAAAATATCTAAAGTATAATAATCACTTATAGTAGTTAATCCAATTATTCCAGTCAATACTTCAACTTCAGAAATTGAAGCTGTAGTTTGTGAATCAGTTGATCGAGTTATTGTTTGTCCTTGTAAATTTAGAGGATCCCCAGATAATCTTTCTGCTACTATTCTTTCACGTCTTATATATTTTGCAGAAGATGGTTTTACTAAGTATTTTTCAAGATCAATTACTTTTGGAGTTACTCCATATAAAACATTAAATAAAATTCTAAAGGATTCTTCTGTACCTTTTGATTCATAAAATGTTCTTGCCTCTTTTATAAAATTATTTACATCTAAATCTGATATAAAATCAGAATTCTCTAATCCGGGTGTAAAAGTTTTCTTTAACTTTTTATAAAATTCTTGTAAGAATAATGCACTTAGATTATCTACATTAGATCCATTAGCATGAGATGCTGCAGATGAGTCTGAAAAAATTAATTCTGATGGATTATTACTATCTCTATATGATGTTATTCCACTAAATCCACGCTGACAACCAGTAAAAGTATTTGTTGTTATTCCCGTATAACTTATAACTTCACTTCCTATTCTTAATAATCCATACTCATTTGGAAATCCTTTTGTAGTCTTAACTGAAATTGTAGCATCACTAGAAGTAACACTGGATTCTAAGTTTGTTACTCCTTGAATAACTTCTGGAGTTAAGTTATCTAATTTTAAATATTGATCAAGATTATCTACTAAGTCTATAGGACCACCAGTGTACTCCTGAGAAATATAATATTGTTTTAAAAAATCTACAGTTTTTGGACTTTCAGATAATACAAACTCTGGAAGTTGGTTTTCAATTATTTGATGAACTTTAACTCTTTTATCAATACCCGTACTTATCATAATCCTCTTATTAATTCTCCGTTTGTGTAACTTGAAGTAACTTTAAACCCAACACCAGATATCTGATCACCTGATGAAATAGTATCCTTAACCATATTTATCGCACTCTCAGCGATGTTAAATTTTAAATATAAATCCTGAAGTCCTATGATATCATTTGATTCTGGGAATGCTTGAACCTCTATAACATTGTTTGGTTTAATAGTTGATGTTATATTGATAGTTGTTAAATTAATCTCACCTTTTATGTAATCAACAGTTCCTGCATTTTCAACAATAACTATTTTTTCACCATCAACAACATCTCTTCTAACAATAGAAATTATTCCTGTTTTCTTATCAGCATTTGGCGTGTCTGAAAAATATACTGTCGATGATACTCCAGAAATTGTAAATCCAGTGCTTTTAATATTTAATCCTTCTGGTTTAACATTGAATTGATTACCAAAACAAAGTTCATATTGTGCAAATTGATTAATAAGAGCATTTAAATTTCTTCTAATTCTTACTCTTGTTATGTTTGAAGTTATAGAATCTTCTATATTATCAATTACACTCAAAACTTTACTATATTTAAATCTACCACCAAATTTATTAATTTCTGTAGACTTAGAGTATTCTGTGAGTCCATTAACAACATTTGTTTTTAATCCATTTATAGTCTTAACTTTTGATGAATTATAATAAATGAAGGATTCTAGTTCTACATGAAGAATCTTAAGATCAACTATTTTTTGATTTATTCCTGTTAGAGAATAATTTTTTAAATCTGATAATATTCTTTCCTTGTCAAAATCTGATACAAATTCACCATTTTGCGGTTTTATTGTAATAAAGACAGTTCCAAACTGAGGTGGATCTATTTCTTCTCCACCAACAACTGATACACTCTCAGTGTTTGGGTAAACTTGTTGTATTATTGCCTCATAATCCCTTGCTGTAACCGCCCTATACTGTGAGGAATACAATCTAGGGGCAAAATACTTAATAGAGTCTACAGACTCTATATTGCCGCCATTAGAGGCACTAGAAGTTACACTTATAGTTGGACTAGATGCTAAATTAGCATTCACTCCAGAAGAACTTTCTACAGTTCCTGCAAAAGAAAATGATGATGGACCATTACCTTCTTTTCCGTCAGTAATAATGTAACTAACATTAATTGTTTTACCATTTTCTAATTTTTTACCAAAAGTACCATCACCAAAAAGAAGTTCATATCTTTCATCTTGAACTTCTTGTAATAAGAATGTTGTAGATGATGGTTTTATATTTAAAATATTGTCTATCTTAGTAAATAAAATTCCTCTATCAACATCTTCTGCATTATCTTTTACATATACAACAATCGTTGAAGTATCGATAAATGGGTTGTCTAATATAAATCTTTGATCCAAAGATCCATCAACAACAAATGATTTTTGTAAAAATGTTCCTTGTAAAACTTCAATATCATTAAATGCTGCAGTATAACCATTAAAAGACGTTGTTTCTACTCCAGTAGTTGGATTGGTAGAAGTTGTAGATGAACCTAATATTACAGCAGTTGTTATATCTTCTGGTGTACAAAATGTATATGTGGTATTACCGCCAGTGCCAATACATACCAAACCTGCTTTGAGAGTTACTGTAGATGGTGCGTTATCTTGAGTAAATGCTTCTGAATTAGAAATATTAAATGATATAGTTGCCTTTGCTGCAGTTCTAGATCTAGGAACATATCCAATGTTTCTTGCCAGTGAAACTACGTTTTCTCTTACCGTTGCAGAGTCTAAAAACGATTCATTAACAACCAAATTGGAGTTAACAGCAGTTATGTAAGTATTATATGCTAAAGTATCAATTAAAACTGAAAAATTAGATCCTTCAAAGTCAAAATCAGTAAAATCTGAGTTTGAACGTAGATAATCTTTAATCGAAGTCTTTATTTGATCAAAGTCTAAGTTTGAAAATTTAGTAAATGGCATATTATCTTGTGGCTTCTAATATGAATTGAAATGCTTGAGAGGGAAACTGCTGTCCTACAATGTCAAAATATATATTTACTTCAAATTCGTTCTGATCTGGTCTAGGAAAGACTTCAATTTCCAAATTATCGACTCTTGGTTCGTAATTTTCAATCGTAGTTTGAATTTGTTGTTGAATAACTGATGCAGTACCAAAATCAACAAAGTCAAAAAGACTACCTCTTATATCTGTTCCCAAATTTGGGTTAAAAAACCTCTCTCTAGGAATAGTTTGCACTAAATTTCTTACAGATCTCTTAATTGCGTTCGCATCTTTAATAACTGTAAGGTCTTTTGTGACTGGATGAGGTGTAAATGATAAGCTAATATCCTTAAATGACCTAGATATCCTAGTTTTCATTCAATTTAGTAAACAGTTTGCTAGATTTATTTATACTTAAAGTCTTAATTCTTTATTTAGACAAAAAAACATAAAAAAATCGCCCTTTTAGGCGATTTCTGAGTCATTTTTACGTTCTTTCGACGTTTTCCAAAAATAATTTTCATCATTTCCGAGTCCATCACGGTCATGTCCGTTTTCAACTTGGTAAAATACAGTCGAAACCTTAAAATCAGGTGTTTTGGGTACTTCTGGAGTTAAACTGTTGTCAAAAATACGAGTTCGATTGTTTGGATAGAGGCAAAACTGCCCTGTGTCGAGTTCAATGAGGTTATGAGACTTATGTTCAGATGGATTTTCACTTGTTGAGTAGTCAACCGTGTCTACATCTTGGTGATAGTTGTCTAAAGTGCAAATATAAGTGCCTTTCTGGGTTCCATAGTCCCTTGTTGCGACTTCATAGTGCATTGATCCAACAAATTGCTTTTGCACTGCTACAACCCCATAGTCCATACAGTTCCAAAACTGTAAATTATGAAGTTCCATGTCTGGATCAGGTATCTCTGGTTCACTTAAAAACGCAGAGATAGGCAATTTATCATACATTGCCGCATATTCTGGTAAGTATGTCTCAAAGTAAAAGGCACGACCAGGTATTGACTTCGCAGATACCCATATACCCTTTACAAACTCACCATGACCACTCTGATGGTCAGTTAGATACTCTTTACGCACCCATACTTCATAAGCAGGAAGATTGCAAATTAGTGCTGGCATCGATTATTTCCCTTGACCTCTTTTTCTTTTACGAGCCGAGTTACGGGATGTTGCCGAGTATTTCGAGTGTTTACCATTCCCCTGACGAGATTTTTTAGGACGTGACTCTACGAATGTATCACCACTTAATCCTGTTCTAGTTGCCATAATTAGTCCGTTGTAATTTCAGTTCTAAGATCTTCTGGACAAGGAACTCCATTTTCATAAAAGTCCCTTGCTAGGTCTTCAAGTTTATCAAAGTATTCCTCTTCTGTAAGGTTCTCATGTATTAGAGCATCCTTACAGTAGATGTTATATAACTCTTGTTTTCTCATGTCCTACACGAATGCGAGGGTCGCACCAGATTTCAAATCCTGCTTCCTTTGCATCAAGACAGAAAGAAACGTCCTCACCGCACATATCTTGCACTTCTCCTGATTCAAAGACTTGCATCTTCGGTGCGAACCAAGGATAAGGCATTCCTTCATTCTCAAAGACACCCTTCTTAATTAATAACCATCCGAAACCTGTATAGTCTACTGTGAATGGTTTCTTACGCTTGGATATACTTTCGATAGTTTCGTGATTCATTACACCACCATTGCTACGAAAATCATCCTCTTCTAACCAATGTGCTACAGAAGTAGTCTTACCATCTTCGGTACAATACCAACCACCTGCAATATCCTTCTCCATTAAAACCAACTGAAAGAATTTCTCAGAATTAAAAACAATATCTGAATCAATCCATAGTTGCCAATCATAGTTTAACTTACCATCCCAAGGTAATTGATCTGGTCCTCTTAATACATTTGCTCCAAGACACTTGCAACGGGCAAAATTGACCATTGATGAATAATCTTGAGATATTTGTATACTTGCTCCACATTGCACTAAGTCAAAACAAAGTTGAACAAATGACTTTAAGTAGGTATAAGATACTCCTCTACCTGGTAGACAAAATACTATCGACTTTCCTTTGAGTATTTCTTTTGCTTTATCATAATCCCATTCTGGTTCCTTTTTGGCAGCAGAAGGTGGGTTTGCTTTTACTGTAAATCCTTTAGCCATAACGTGTTGTTCATTACAATCATATCATACTCTATTATCTATACTTTGTCAATACGATGAATCCAAGGATAATGCATCGACCATCTCAGGTTCGCTTAACTTTTCATACGTTAAATCTTCTGTAAAATACGACTTA